GTCTTGCAATACTGAAGGATGCTGACAAGTTAGTTGGACATAATATAATTGGGTTTGATATTCCCGTTGTAAAGAATCTAACGGGTGTTGATTTGTCTGCGAAGCCCCTGATAGATACTCTTGTCCTATCACGCTTGTTTAATCCAATCAGAGAAGGCAACCACGGCTTAGAGTCTTGGGGTTATAGAGTGGGCCTACCTAAGATAGACTTCACAGACTACGGTACATTCTCACCAGAGATGGTGGAGTATTGTGAGAGGGATGTACTGGTTAACAAGAAAGTCTATGATGTTTTAAATCAAGAGAGGCTGGGCTTCTCAAGAAAGTGTATAGATTTAGAACAGAACGTAGCTGAGATAATAAGTAGGCAGAGCAAGAAGGGGTTCTTACTAAATGTTAAATATACTACTCTCTTGCTTGCTGAGTTAGAAGATAAGCTAGATGCTACTGTTGCAGAAGTACATAAAGCATTCAAGCCCAGTGAAAATGTTTTAGTTTTATATCCTACAAAGACCTCCGCTGACAAGCTATCTAAAATGGCTATTGCAGCAGACGGTACTAAGTATAGACTGAACTCAGATGAGTACGATGATCTACACGACAAGGATAAAATAGCTAGGACAACTAGAGTAGAATTTAATCTTGGCTCCCGTAAACAGATAGGTGAGTACCTAAAGAAATTTGGATGGGTTCCTACTAAGTTTACGCCTACTGGACAGCCTATAGTAGATGAGTCTACTCTTAAAAAGATAAAGGATATACCAGAGGCTCTCCTCATAGCTGAGTATCTAACAGTACAGAAACGCATAGCTCAGATAAAGTCTTGGTTAAAAAACATTGACGATGAAGACAGAGTGCATGGATTCGTTAATCCTAATGGTACAATTACCGGGCGTATGACTCATAGAGAACCTAACCTCGCCCAAGTGCCTAACTCTAACTCACCTTATGGCACAGAATGTCGGGCTTGTTGGACAGTTCCTAAAGATTATAAACTTGTAGGTATAGACGCAAGTGGCCTAGAACTTAGAATGCTTGCACATTATATGGACGATAAGGAGTTTACAAATGAAATTCTCCACGGAGATATACACACCGCTAATCAAAAATTTGCAGGACTTGAATCTAGAAGTCAGGCAAAAACTTTCATCTATGCCTTCATATACGGAGCAGGAGATGAGAAGCTTGGAACAGTGGTCGGAGGAGGTAGGAAAGACGGCAAGAGACTTAAACAATCTTTCCTTGATAATCTCCCATCACTTAGGAATCTTAAAAATAGAGTTACAAGAGCAGCAGCAAAAGGTTTCATCAAAGGATTAGATGGTCGAAAGATATACATAAGGTCAGCTCATGCGGCGCTCAATTCTTTATTGCAGGGAGGAGGCAGCATAGTGATGAAGGAAGCGTTGCACCTGCTTAACAGTTACATTAAGGATAATAATTTAGACGCTCACTTTGTAGCTAACATACATGATGAGTGGCAGATTGAAGTGTTAGAGAAGGATGCTAAGAAGGTAGGTGAGTTGGGTATCTTGGCTATACAAAATGCGGGACTAGAGTTTGATATGAAGTGTCCCTTAGATGGTGAATACAACATAGGAGCGAACTGGAGTGAAACACATTAATAGCAATGAAACGATGGACGATATGTTTGAAGATACAGCGCCACATAAATTGGCTAAAAAAGAATCTCCTCAGACATCTAAAGATGCCGCAGAGAGAGTACCTTCTGCACGAATGCGGCGCTATGTCTTAACTTTAATAGATTTAGCAGGGCTTAGAGGTACAACAATTAGAGAGATGAATAAAGCTCATCCTCAATATACGACTAGTACTATCTCGGCTAGACCCTGTGAATTAGAAAGGGCCGGGCATATTTTTTATGCAGGAGATAAGAGAGATAGTTCAAGAGTTATCAGGCATATTAAATACAGAGATAGCCTATGAAGATTAAACATGACCCAAGTAGAATAGGTGATCTAGCAGAACATTATGCTATTACATGGTTATGGGATAATGGTTATCATGTCTTTAAAAACTGTGGGTGTACAGGCCCGGTGGATATTGTAGCTATGTCTCCAGAAGGAGAGCTAACATTAATAGATGTTAAGTCATACAAGGATGGGAGACTGAGAGGAAAAACAGAAGCACAGAAAAAATTAAACGTACAGTACTTACATTATAATTCAGAAAGTCGTGAATGCAGATTCGTGAGGCATACAAAATGGATGACTTAGTTCAAGATATATACAAGACTATAGAGCCACTGTCGAGCGGCGAACCTATAGACATAACTGAAGAACAAATAGATGACTTCGGTGATGCCATGAAAGAGGTGATGCGTTCCTGGGCTAACCCAACTAAACGGGACTCTAGTTTTTCTATTAGGATGTCTAATGTGGGCAAGCATCCCCGTAAACTTTGGTTTGATTCTCAAAGTACAGATGCTCGGTCAACAATAAATGTGCCGACTCAAATTAAATTTCTTTACGGACACATGCTAGAAGAACTAGTTAAGTTGTTTGTGGTTATGTCGGGCCATGATCTAACAGGGCAGCAAAAAGAAGTTGTTGTCGATGGTGTAGTTGGACACATAGATTGTATTATAGATGATGAGGTTGTTGATATTAAAACTGCATCGAGCTTTGCATTCTCTAAATTTAAAAACGGGACACTCAGAGATGACGATCCCTTCGGTTACTTAGGACAACTTGCAGGGTATGAAGAGTCAGAAGGTACTAACAACGGCGGCTTACTAGTTCTCAATAAAGAAAACGGTGAGCTGTGTTTCTATCAACCAGAAGATTTAGACAAGCCTAATATTAGAAACAAGATAAAGAATATAAAGCTTGCATTAAAGTCAACAGAACCTCCGGTTGATTATTGCTTTAAACCTGTCCTCGATGGCATCAAAGGCAATGAGAAAATAAATAAAAATTGTGGGTGGTGTGAGCATAAGTTTAAATGCTTTGAAAATTCTAATGGGGGTGAAGGACTACGTGTATTCCGATACGCAAAGGGTTATACTTTCTTAACTAAAGTTGCAGTAGAACCTAAAGTACAGGAGGTAGACCATGAATTCCAAGATTTGCAAACAGATACGGAGACACTCTAAGACTATATTAGTTGAGTGGTTTAAAACCTTAGTGACTGAAGATCAATCTAAAGGTGTAGATGAGCGCAACATAATTTCTTACCTGTCAACACAAACACACATCTTTACTAATAACCAGATGCACCTGAGTGCTTACTCATACAGGTGGGTGATTAAAAAAGTAAAGACTCTTATAAAGAAAACTAATATGGATGTTAGTTCAGTGAGGTTACAAGACATTGGCAACTAAAAAAGGATTTAGAAAACCACGAGTTCAAAGACCTGTAGAAAAAAATGTGCCTCCCAGTTATGATTCTAATTGGGAACACGATCTACACAAAGGGCTTCTACAACAATGGCAACATCATGTTGAAGTAGTCAACTACATAATCAAGCATACTTATGAGCCTGATTTTGTTACGACAATGAATGGCAAGTTAATTCTTTTAGAAGCTAAGGGAAGGTTCTGGGATTTTGCTGAGTACAGTAAATACATATGGGTTAGAAAAGCACTGCCAGAAAATACAGAGTTAGTATTCTTATTTGCTAATCCTTCTTCTCCTATGCCACAAGCAAAACGTAGGAAAGATGGTACTAAAAGAAGTCATGGAGAATGGGCATCAGCTAACAGCTTTACATGGTATAGTGAAGATTCGTTGCCAGATAGTTGGGTTGATGTTCGATACAGAAAAGATAATACTTTAAACATTGAAAGTGAATAGGAGACACTATGAGTATTGATGAAGCAACACCTCAAGAATGGGATGAGATTACAACTCCAGCTCGGATTGTAAAGAAGACAGCACAGCCCGTAGTCCAGACAGACGATGTAAACCACCCGGTGCATTACAATAATGGTAAGGTGGAATGTATCGAAGCGATAGAAGCTATGCTAAGTGAGACAGAATTTGAAGGGTATGTTAGAGGCAATGTAATAAAATATGTGTGGCGCTTTAAATATAAAGACGGCCTAAAGGATTT